GAGCAAATTTTTTATGATACTGGTTTAACTTTCGATGTTCACACAGTTCCCTTAGTAGCTGATACTGATAAATGCGATACTATTCAATCTAGTGGTTATATAGATGTTCCTAACGCTAAGGCATTAATCAACGGTAGAACTGGTAGCGTTCTATCTGCTGTTAGTGGAACGTATCAACCTTTAAACAATTCTAGAACTTTAGATATTATTGAACAAAATAAAGATTTTTTAGATATTGAAAATGTGATTAATGGGCAAGGTGGAGCATTTAGTTTTGTTAGTTGTGCAATGAAGGACAATATAGGAGAAGTAACACCTGACGATAAGATTAAGCGTAGGATGATCTTTATTAATAGTTTCAATAATGCTTATTCTTATAAAGTTGTAATTATTGACTTTAGGTTATTTTGTTTCAATCAAATGGGACGTATTAACAAGTCTAAAAATAAACTCACCATGAAACATTCAAAAAACATTACTAACTGGTCGAAACATCTTCCTGAGTATATCGCTCAAAATAGGGATGATTTACAAGAATCAATTCAAGAGTTTAGAGCAATGAAAAAAGTTGAGTTAAAAGGTACTGAAACATTAAGAGAGATATTTCTACATTCATTACAGGATAAACTCAAAGGTCAGATTACAGATAAGCAAACTAAGGAAAAAAGGAATAAAAATATTAATGATATAGATAAGGAATGGTCAGAAGTTAAAAATAATTTTTATAGAGATAGTGATTTTTCTCTCTATGGTGCGTTAAATGCTATTACCTACCAACAAACACATTCAGAAGGTAGGATTTTAGATGAAAATAAAAATGCAATGAATAGGTACCAAAGTTTAATAGCGGGCCCCTGTGGCAATCGAATTGATATAGCTAGGGAACGTTGCCTAGCACTTACTAGATAAAAGTCGAATAAATTAGCATTTTAATTTGTTAGTGTAATATAGAAAGTCACTAACAACATTTTAAAATATAGATTTAAGAGGGTTTTATACCCTCTTTTTTATTGTTGATTATCCTCTCTAGTGTGTTACAATAGAATAGTAAATCATCCAAATTACAAAAATGTCTGCTTACCTTGCATCTAATGATTGTGTAAATCTTATTGCTACTTATTGGCTATTCGAAGTCTATCCAAATTTTGATAATAGAACTAAGTTGGACTTGTTAGAGTATAGAACATTAAACAGAACGCTAGAACAGGCCAAAAAGATTAATGATGATTGTAAAATTAAAAATAGTCAGGTTCCAGATTTATTAGTTGAATACCTTTATTTAGAAAACCAAGATTCTTTGAATGTTAGGTATGGTGATCCTACATTATGGAATGGATGCGAAAATTACAGATATAAAGAGTCTAAATTCGCTTTTGAAACTGGTATCAATGGAACGTCTAATTTCTTACCAACTGTTAGTCAAGATTTGGCAAAGGTGGCAGCTATTACAAAAAGTTTTATGTCACAGTGTGATTGTTCTGAAAAGTTTAGAAGGTCTTTGGCTTGGACAATTTGCAATGATGTTTTAGTTAATGTTTTAGGTAAGTTAGTAAAAAGAGAATTAAAAGGTAACGAGTGGATGTTTAATGCTGATTATGATGTATTAGAAGATAGTGAAAAAATTAATAATGAAATTGTTAGGATAGTATAAAAGGTCGTTTACTACATTTTAAAATATAGATTTTTAAGGGACTTTTTACAGTCCCTTTTTTGTTTGCGTGTCTGTTCTACTGTGTTACAATATAAGAGTAATTCACCCACAATTCACAATGACTGATTTTTACAAGCAAGGATCTCAAATAGGTACTTTATCAAAATCTTTACCTGACGGCTCTTTTTTAGTGTTTGCTAAGCACTACAGAGACAACCCAAATAAGGTGAAGTTTATAGCTAACTTCTCTGGCTGTTCAGATATGGTGTTTGAGATTAATAGTTGGTTGTTACATAGTCTTTGCTCTATGAATGTTGAATATTCCAGAATCAGAGAATCTGAAGTAACTGTAATCATTTCTTTTTAGTCTCTTTGCCATAGCAACTCTATAAAATCATTATGTACTACCAACAAAGAACACAAAGAACGACAGCCAAAGGCAGAAAAGAAAAGATTATGCTGTCTAGTATGGTATTTCTATCTGTTCTGTTCTTTGGTGTTTGTTCCTGGTCCTTCTACGTAGAAGATCAGCAAATACTGGAACGATGCTTGCAGAGAGAATCTTCTAGTTATTGCTATAAAACTATTTACGGTTGATTAGCTACTAAAAATTTTTAATATCCCCTATCTCACGTAGGGGATTTTTTAATGGCTGCAATTATTTTTACTAAACTACTACAATACGTAGTCGACCCCGTTTATAAGGTCAGTCGTGTAGACGACTATTGTCGAGGTAGCTATGTTATTACTGTACTACATAACTATAGTAGAGTAGACGTAGGGGGTATGTCTCGACTTTTTCGCCAACTTTTTCACACCCCCCAGGACTTAAATTTATTTTGGTGAATAATGTTCTCCTGTACTACATACATATACTACACTAACGATTCATATCTGTCAATATTATTTTGATTAATTTGTCCTTCGATAAATGAGATCTAGTTCCTGCAAGGACTCCCAGTTGTTTACACGTTAAGTACCTTAAGAATTTGTAGTATCCTTGTAGGGGGGCAGGGGAGCGATAAACAAAAGGACTGCCCAATAGGTTCAAAAATTTACGGATCAACTTTAGGCTCTACCTGAATAGATAACTGTGGAGCATTGATATTCACGTTTTCCACACTTTCCCCAATTACTCTCCCCAACGAATCCAACACCTGAGCAGCAGTCTGCAACTGTCCCTTCCTCACAGCCTTCTCAAATAACCTAATCCTCATAGCCTGCAATCTAGGCAACAAATTCTCCCTATCAGTCTCCCAATCCTCGTTATTCCACTGCTTCACTTTTCTCCAATCAGCCCAAGCAGTATCCCGACCAATACCTTCCTTAGCCGCATGATCCAAAACTAACTGCCTAACAGTCAAACCCTCCAACTGCCTCCGATACAACTTCTGCCTCCTAGCCTCAACAATAGCGTCAGTCCTCCTCCCAACAGGCTCATTTTCTTTCCCTGGAACGCAAAACTGCCCGTTTTTATTACGAATAGCGGAATCAGTCACGGACTAATCCAATAACAATATTTAAATGATAACGTCAAATCTGCATTTTAGTCCAATCTATACGTGTATTAACCAACCAAAACTGCTACTCTGTACTACATGACTACAAAAACGATACCTTTAAGTTTACGTTGGGCACAGGGAGAAGTATTTAACAGCGAAAGTAGATTCCGTGTCCTAGTAGCAGGAAGACGCTTCGGAAAATCCTACCTTTCCTGCATCGAACTCCTCAAAGCAGCCATAGCAAGGCCAGGCGAAACCTACTTTTATTGCGCCCCAACCTACCGAATGGCAAAAGACATAGCCTGGAAAGAAATAAAACGCCTCGTCCCAAACGAATGGATCAAAAATAAAAACGAAAGCGACCTAAAAATAGAACTCATCAACGATTCCACCATAGAACTCAAAGGAACCGAGAACGCAATGGCTCTCCGTGGTCGAAGTCTCGCTGGTGTAGTCCTAGACGAGGCAGCCTTCATGGATTCTGAAGTGTGGTTCGAGGTAATCCGTCCCGCCTTAGCCGACAAACAAGGCTGGACCCTCTTCATTTCCACCCCTGATGGAACAGCAAGCTGGTTCTACGACTTATGGTGTTACGTCCCAGAAGATGAAACAGGTGACTGGAAACGCTGGAGCTTCACAACAATCGAAGGAGGCAACGTACCAGCAGATGAAGTCCAAGCTGCCCGTGCCCAATTAGACGAACGTACATTCCGCCAAGAATTTGAAGCCAGCTTTGAGAATCTCACGGGTCTTGTAGCCGTCTCATTTTCTGATGAAAACATTTCCCAAAAAGCAAAAGATATAAGCGTAGCCCCCATACTTTTAGGGGTTGACTTTAACGTGGACCCTATGTCAGCCGTATGTGCTGTTAAAGATTCGGATACATTGTATGTGTTTGACGAAATCACGCTCACAGGTGGGGCAACCACATGGGACTTTGCCGAAGAAGTCACCCGAAGATATGGCGTGGAACGAAGAATAGTGGCATGTCCTGACCCCACGGGTGGAGCCAGAAAAACCTCTGGAGTAGGAGCAACGGACCATAGTATTTTACGAAGAAGTGGTTTTAATGTTTCAAGCCCACGTGCGCCTTGGAAAATAAGGGACAAAATCACAGCCGTTAACACAGCTTTACTAGACGCAAGTGGAGATAGAAGAACTTATATTCATCCGAGATGTAAAGAACTAATCAAATCCTTAAGAACCCTCACTTATGCACCAAACACAGGCTTACCTAATAAAAATCTTGGTGTTGATCATGCTTTTGATGCTTTCGGCTATTTATGTTTACAACAGTTCAATTTGGCAAAACCTGAAACTTTAGGGCAGACTGGTTACAGAATTTACTAGGGAAAATGAAAAAGTCTGCTGGAACTAAGAGATGTGAAGGATATTTAGCTAAAGTAAAGGGGAATAAGAAGTCAAAAAAGACTTCCACTAAAAAATCTAAAGGAAAGTAACTATGTCACTTACTGAAGAACAGTTAGATGCGATTGAAGCAGTGAAAGGAAAGAGAAATCCTGCTTTATGGGACCCTAGATGTCAACAGTATATGGATAATAAATCAAAACCTTCTAAGAAAAACGCTGTAAAAGTAGACAGTACAAGTTAGACTATCAGCAATAGTCTATTTTTAGTTTAACTCATGGCTTTCTTTCGTGGCGAAGAAGGTTCCGTAAAGTTCAAAAACGCAGCAGGAACTACGGAAGCAGTAACTTCTACAACAGGTTGGAGTCTTAGTGTTGCAAAAGACACACTAGATTGCACTGCTCATGGAGCAACATCACGTAGTTATGTAGGATCTCTGGTCTCTGGATCTGGATCTGTCGAATTTCTTTACACAGCAGCATCAGGTGATGAAACTGCAAACCTACTTTCTGATGTTTTAACAACAGAAGATGCTGGAGATGCTCAATTTGAGTTATTCCTAGATACTTCAGGTTCTAAAAAGGTTAGTTTTAGTGGGATTGTTACGAGTGTAGATTTAGGTACAACAATCGGAGATCTTCAGACAATAAGCGTAGGTTTCCAAACATCTGGAGCAATTACTTCTGCTGCTTAAGTTAGGGCCATCTACTAAAAGGAAAGATCTGTGACGTACTCCGTTCCTGGCCCAATTCGTACCAATGTAACTAGCTCTACAAATGTAGGCGGTTCTGATAGTCCATTTACTCGCACCCGTGCGGTGATGGACATGGTAAAGGGGTGGGAAATTATGAAGGCCGTTACAAACGGGACCGAATATTTAAGAGATAATTCAGAAGCTTTTCTTCCTCTTGAGCCACGGGAGGATTACACAGCTTATTTATCTAGGGTCAATCGAGCAGTCTTTTCACCATATACGCAGCGATTAATCAGAGCAGCAACAGGTTTGATTATGAGAAAGCCTATTACTTTAATAGGTGATTCGTACTGGACAGATGTTTTCGCTAAAGATGTTGATGGCTGTGGATCGGACTTAGATGAGTATGCGAGAAGGGTGCTTATTTGTTCTTTGACCTATGGTCAGAGTCATATTTTAGTTGATTATCCTGCCCCAACAGGGGCATTAAGTCTGGCAGAAGAAAGAGCGCAAAATAGAAGGCCATATTGGATAGAAATCGATCCAACTAACATTTATGGTTGGAGACTAGATCGAGAAGTCAACTACGGCAGCATGATACAGGTGAGAATTGCTGAAAAAGCAGTAGTACCTTCAGGAGAATTTGGTGAACAAGTATTTGATCAAGTCAGGGTGATCGAACCAGGAAAATTTAGTATTTATCGAAAGGTTTCACCTAAAAAAGACCTAATTAATTTGGAAGATACCAGTTATGCAGGTAATTTTGACGGGCCAGAGAATGAGAAAGACTATGAATTAGTGGATTCTGGGGAGTTTTCTCTAGGTGAAGTGCCTTTAGTTAGTGTTTATTCTGGTAAAACAGATACTTTGACGAGCAAGCCACCGCTATTAGATATTGCTTATTTGAATTTGGCACATTTCCAGCGTCAAGCTGACTTAATTCATAGTTTGCATGTTGCTTCTCAACCAATGTTGGTATTAGAAGGTTGGGATGATCAGACAAAAGACACCACTATTAGCGTTAATTACGCAATGGCGACTCAACCTGGAAATAAGGTGTATTATGTTGAGCCAGCAAGTAGCGCATTTGAAGCCCAGACCAATGAAATACAAGAATTACAGCTTCAGATGGCAACTTTAGGAATTAGTACGTTATCTCAACAGAAATTTGTAGCAGAATCAGCAGATGCAAGGCGTTTAGATCGTGTCGATACAAATTCAATGCTTTCGATGGTTTCTCTTGAGTTAGAACAGAAATTACAAAAAGTATTTAATTTATCTGCTAATTATTTAGGAATTGAGCCACCTGAAGTCAAAATTAGTCGTGATTTTGATATTGAGAGGTTAATTGGACAAGATATAACAGCTTTAACCTCGTTATTTGATCAGAAAGTCATAGATAGAGAAGAATTTAGGGATATTTTGGTTCAAGGTGAAGTTCTACCTAACGCAACCGAGACTGAAGTTAATTAATACACTACAATAGTAGCGAAGAGTATTTATTTACTATGCCAATCGAGAAAATGAGGTTTGAGGACTTAAATCCTCCTGCTTGTCCACCTAAACCAGCGAAAAAGAAGGCTGTCGTCAAAGAAGAGACAGTTGAGACACCTAAAACACCTGTAACTGAGTAATTATGATCGAAGAAAGAGTTATTCAGCAGGAGTCCGTGACTCCTGAAGAACAGCCCGTGGCTACCCCTGAAACTCCTACACCACCTGCTGCACCTGAAGTTCCTACTGTTCCATTGACTGAATTTGAAGCTTTAAAGCAACAATTAGCTTCAAAAGATCAGCAATTACAGGAAAAGGAAAAAGCGTTCCAAAACGCCAAGAGTAAAATAGGCCAGTATTACGATGATCGTAAAAAAGCCTTAGAAGATCAGGGTATGTATAAGCCTCTTTGGGAGGATGCAAATAAAACAGCCCAAGAAAAAGACAAAAGGATAGCTGAGTTGGAAAATGAGTTAAAAACAGCGCAAGAGCAAAAGCAAATAGAGGCGACACGCACTACAGCGATGTCTGCTTTAAGTAATGCTGGAGCGATCAATGCAGGTCAGACGTTATCACTTTTGCAAGATAAATTGCATAAAAGTAGTGATGGTAGAACTGTTATTTTAAGTGGTGGAGTTGAGCAGGACTTAGGTACTTACGTTAATAACTTGAAGAACCCTGGAAGTGGATGGGAACATCATTTCAAGGCTAGTAATTCGGCTGGTATGGGTGCAAAGCCTAGTCCAACATCTAATGTTGCTCCTGGCTCTGAAAACCCTTGGAAAACGGGCAATTTAACGCAACAAATGATATTATCTAATCAAGACCCTGATTTAGCAGCCGTGCTGCAAAAAGAGGCATCTCAGTAACATCTAAGAATCCGTGATTCGAGGTTGTTATTTCTAAGTCCGTGGCTTAGGCAAGTACATCGTATTTTTTAAAGAGGCCACATGGCTGCTCCTTTTCAGAATTACTCTGGCGGTGTTCTCTTAGCAGACATCGTAAAGAGAAATAATCTGGCTCGCTATGTCCAAGAGGCAATTAAAGAGCGTAGCCAATTTGTAAAAAGTGGTGCTGTTGTAAGAAACAGTTTCCTTGACGCTAAAGAAGGCGGTACACGT